ACAATTGGGGAAACTAACATAATAAGCGATATAAGACGATCTTTATTTTTAACTACTTTTTCTATAAACTTAAGCATTATCGTACCCTAAATAAAATATTGCCAGCCACTTATTTAGCCCCGCTGGTGGGGCTCACACGTTAAGGTAGTGTGTACCCAATACTTCATTTATATGCCCCCCTAGTATTAATGGGGCCGCCAAACAGCGCATGGCACTGTGTTAGACATTTGCCACTTTTATGTGGGCTCGACCTGCCCAATCAATGCTCTCGTCCATTGACTAACGCCGGCCATCAATATTTATCCTTGTAGCCCCGGGCCCCAAGTCGCTATTGCAAGAGTCCTGCAATAACATTTGAGCAGATCTGGGATGCTCCTACCCTCTGCGTCTTTTGTGCGCAGTAACATTTAATGAGGAATATCCTATTCAACATTAAGCTGGGGTGAAGGAGAGGTTTCGAACCTCCATCTCCCAATAACAAGTTGGGGCTTTTATTAAGCTACCTTCACCATAAAATGGACCCGAGGATTAGGGAATCAAACCCTAAGACCGTGATGATCATAACCCCGCTATTGTGCAGAGTTTCACTCTTCCCAACCATGGGATCCTCGAGGTGATGCCTAGCGGGACGGACCCTAAACTAGGTCTTGAATGCCTGATACAGTTATTCTATGTTTTCGAATAACTTATGCAGAGCAGGTTACACTTAAATTCTTTTTAAAAAACGGTTTTCGGAAACCGTTGTTCTTGTAAAACGGTCCCGCTCCTTCCAGGGTTTCGCCTAGAGATCAGCGGGATAATATTTGTCGGGCAAGTTCCGTTTTTAGTAGTTTTATTCACTGTTTCGGTATATACGAACAAGTAAAAGGGCTATTGGTTAAGTAAAATAGCCCCTTTATAAATCGTCCCCTCTTATTTTCATTATACTGCCAATTTAAAGAAATGTCAAGCATTAATCCTATAATTGTGTATTTTTAATTAAAAATTGCTTAATTTACCCATTAATCCTAGTATTACCACCGTATTATTAGGATATCTGAAGATAAGCACGAAGGACAAGCGATTGTGCCAAATGTCCCCCCTCTAAGTATTTCAAGGTCATAGCCTAAATCTTGTAATGTCTGAGCAACAACATAAAACGAGTTTTCAGGAAGCCAATTGATAAATACACGTCTATTACCACATAAAGCTCCCTCTTTTACTAGTTTCTCAATTTCTTGAAATATCCCCTCAACCCCTTCTTTCAAATTTTCTTGTTTTCGTAGTTCATCGGCTGATATCATAACACTATCCAATTAAATTTTTCATGCTATCATATATGTCTCTTACACCGGAGAGGCGAAAGCCATAATGAGGTGTAAGAGACCTAAAAGCCTATAGTCCTTTATAGGCTTTAGAAAAGACGTTCGGATAATTCAGCATCCATGCTTCATAATCCAATCCTCTCTTATATATAATACTATCAAAAATTAAGTTTGTCAATAGCAAAAATAAAAAATATTTTGCTTGACAAACGAAAATTGTATAGTTTAATGTTTACAATTGACACTAAATGGTAAACATAAGTGTGTACATAATACACTTTAAAGGGCTATTATGTAAGCATTTATATACATAAATGCGTATAAAGGCTAGTATTATATACTTTAAGGAATTGTCCCTTACAGGAAAATTTCTTAGAAATTACATGAAATTTTAATAAAATTTCCCGTAAGGGAATAGGGCTTTTGTCGTGTTTTTGTAGAAGAAAACTTGACATTTTTGTCACAAACAATGCCATAATTTGTGACACATATTCTATAACAGTGTAAGAAAAACGTATATCTTTTTCTTACATAATATTGTAATAAAAGGAAATAAATAGCGAGCCTATTTTCAAATTTAAATAGGCGAGCTTAATAATACTATCCTTACCCCGTTGGGTTTAGGGGGTTCCGAAATGTGAGGAACTGGATGTTAACATTATTACCCATATATACAAATACTTTGGGGGTACCCCTCCCCTTCGTACGGGAGGAATACCGGAGGTATTATACCCTCTAGGACATAGGCAATGAGCTAATGGGTATATGATTACCCATTAGGTTACGCTTCGTGTTACTTATTGTAGACTGATGTAGAGGGGATATGCTAGCATATCCATGCACATTCAATAGGGAGGGGCATAGCCGTACGTCTATCCCTTAGACGTAGGATAGTATAGTATAGTATAGTATCGAGTCTCACTCCTCGACTCTCTTCTTTTATGTACTTACTTAATCATTATCTATTGTATAATGTAACACATAATTACTATAGTATATTACTATAGTATAATGTTCATCTAGTTTATGAATAACTGAGTACATATTATAGGTTAAAGTATATCATCCCCTTTACAATAAGATATCCGATATAGACAGGGATAGACAGTAATGCAATACCCATTATGGGTACGACAATACCCCAGAATACAATAAGTATTAACAAGGTAATCATACGTCTGTACTACGATGCCACCATGTTGACATCTTCTCTTTGAGACAATAATATAGATGCAACAATAGCACACAGCCTGTCACAAGCATGCTTGCCCCAAATATGACCAACACACCACCAATGAACAGTGCCCCTGGCAGTAATACAATAAATAACAAAGTAGTCCATATCATCTCTTAATACTCCCCACGTAAAGCAATAATAAGAGGGACCACAACTAGAATAATAAATAACATATCCATAACTATTCCCCCATATCTAAAGATACAACTAACAATAGCAGTATAGCTAAAGCGATGTATGCAACCAATATCATAACGTTATCTCTTTTAATAATACACTCGTATTAGACATCTGTAATTGAATAGCATCAACAACAGCTTGTTTAGATGTACCAAGCCTAGTGCCAGTCATCACTCTCTTACCATTGGAGCCCACTCCAATAAGCATATCACTAAACCCAAAGTCCTCTAGCACATTTACTAAAGTATCAGTATCTAATCTACTAGCTATCTCAAATTCAACATCATAATTGTATAATTGCATATTATTCCCCTTCCTCAGAGTCATTATACCCCTCAATTATCTCACCGTCTGAGGCAAGACTCGAACAATAATCATCAAATCCACAATCATAAGCTATTGGGTCGAGGTATGAGAGTATCTTTACTGGGCTGAAAGTGCAACATCCAATATTATATTCTTCATAACAGGAATTTAACATATCATCATACATATCTCGAGCTTCTAAGTCAGTTATCATAACGTTCCCCTATAATAGTTGAAAACTCTTTCGCAATCTGCAATTATATATCTCAATATCATCAAACACTTGATTAATAAGTGCATCTTTGTACGCCTCAATCAGTCTTAATAAATTACTTTTCTGAGACGGATAACAAAGTATATCTAAATACTCCTTAATGTCATTATATGCATCATTTTCATTCTGTTTATTCATAACTATTGACCTCTCTTTAACGCTTTCGATAGCCACAGGTTGTTTGTAATAATATACACCAAATGAGTGAATGGCCATGAGAGCTTCATTAAGGCCACTACAGGGATGATCAACACACGATATACTAAGATAAGAGTATGATTATAATTAGCCCCACCATAGGCTTTATCTCGCTCTAGCTCGTCTTCTGATAAATAGCCCTGCCTCGTAAGCTCATCACAGACAGTCCATTTACTATGTTTGAATCTATTCCACATCACTTTGCCCCTTAAACTATAAAGCTGCCCAATATACACCGTTCCACTCTGAATATGCGGTCAATGTTTCAGCATGCTTTTTTGACACTTCTTGCCATTTACCGATGTACTGCTCCTTAACTTTATAATCATGAATACTAATGTCCTTTATGGTATATAAATAAGTACTTTTATCAGAATACCGAACCAAAATACTTTCCTGATTGTATTTTTTTGCAATATTGATAGCGTCCTCAATCGCACTTACGGGAAGAATGAAAGCTAACTCACTGCGCCCTTCATACCTTCCTCCAATAAGTTTAAAAGACTGATGAAGCTTCGATAACATCGCAAAGACAGTATGTGTATTTCGCGTATTCTCAGCAGGTGTCAAGGAGTCCTGATACACCGAAAATATCACAATATTTGATTGTATGTTCATTTTATATTCCCCTTTGCTCATTTAATTGCCCGCGCTGCCCATGGGATATACTCTTTAACCAATCCATGATTTCAGTAAGTATATTTACTTTATATTCATCCTCACCTATAGTATAGTAAATGTCGTACTACTTGTCAAGCTTTTTATTATTCTTTTTATCCGGTATTATTAATGTCACCAGCCCGATCCATAAAGCTATGAAGGATATTATAAGTAATGTTAATATCATATCATTCCCCCCTACAGACTTTCTATGAAATCAATATCATCTTGTGTAACGATTCTACAGCATGGAGGTCCCAATTTCTTATTGAGTTCCTGCTGCTCTATGGCCCACTTTAGATTTGCAATTGCTCGCTCCCGCGTTCGACCAAATGTCGTAATACCATGCTCCAACGACTGGATTACAAAGTGTCCGTATTCTGGATAAATAGAGTAAATCATTTCATTCCCCTTTTACAACTAATTGATCATTCTCATCTATCTTATAATGTTCTTGAGTACATTTCTCACATATATATGAATACTCAAGCGGTTCATCCCATGAACGCCAATCAAGATGAGTTACAGACTCTTTGCATTTATGGTTACATGTCTCACATTCGCAATATAGCTCATGTTCTCGATTAGCTAATACTTGACTATTTTCGATCATCTTAATCCCCCTATTTATGTTTCAGTTTTCTATGTAATTTATCAAGTTTTGATTCAAGAAGTGTCTTGTTTAGATATCTAACAATCTTACTGTTGTGCTGATACACAATTATAACCGTAGCAATTAACCCGATTATCATAAAACTGCCGATAACCCCGTACACAATGCTGAACCCATTTACATATATGTCATGAGAAAGCCAAAGGATATCGGCTACTATCACAGCCATTCCGGCAATACAAGCTAATTCAAAATGGCTCCGCATAGCTGATAATCTATGTCTTGTTTCAATACTCATAATATTCCCCTTTAGCCTATTATACACCTACAGTGTATACATAATACAATAAACTGTCAAGTTATTTTCTCCTAATTCCTAATATTTTATTTTTCGGGTATGGAACTCTGCACACCTTATTTCCTTGGTTCCCCCCAATTAAAACAGGATCACCATTATTGTTCCACATAAGCAAAAACCCCACATGACCTTGCCATGGTAAAAATCCCCTCTTTAATATAACAATGTCCCCAGATTCCGAATCTCTAATTGATACAGGATTGCCCCATTTTAGGTAAGACCGGGCAGTGAGCTTGCCTGTGCCAGCTACCCCACATTTTAAAAGAACTGCTTCCACAAAGGAAGCACACCATGCTATTTTAGCTGGGTCAATTGGCCGTACATTGTGGGCAAATAACTTCGTCAATTTCGTATTATCTTTCACTTCGTGCCAATCAAGATAATTCATAGCCTGTCCGATTATACCTTTCATCTATTCTTCCTCACTGTCAAGCCCATTTTTATGTAAATTCTTAACTTCGTAGAATGTTAAATCAAATAACATGTCATATGCCTTATCAAGGACTGCAATTTCCAATTTATCAAGGTCACTCTCCGATAGGTCATACATATGTTCCATAGTTTCTAATATATTTACTATAATGGGCCGTAATAGTTGTCTACATAATTCGGTGTTAGTCATTGATATATCCTCCAGTAAATGTTAAAGAGGTATCTTTGTACTCTTTTAGATCTTTCCCCAATATCACGACATCTTCCCCACTTAATATGGCCTCTCGTTGTTCAGTTGTTAAGAATTTGTCGCATACATTCATAAAGGATTTAAAAAGATGATATTGGGCTTTCGTTATTGGGTCGTCTATATTTTCCTCTGTTATGATAGTTATTATCTCTCCCAAAGGAGTTGATACAATACTTCGCATTGTATGATAAAGAAATATTGCATTATCGTCTTTTACTATCCCATCGGCATAACATGTAATTATTCCTCCCATACTGGCCGCTCTTCCGCTTACGACTACATTAATCCACCCGGGAAATCTACGCATATCCGAAACAATAGATTGACCGGCAACTATTGAGCCACCGTCCGTTTCTAATTTTATATCCACAACTTGTACTTTATCTTCTATGGCCTTATCAATGAATTGCTTGAATCGTAAAGCAGTTTTATCAGATATTTCCTCAACCATATAAAACGTTTTAGATTGATGGGTTTTACTTACAGTGTGTGCAAATTTATATACACAAGAGACAAGGAATATAGTCATTCCTATACAGACCAGTGTTAACATAAAATATGCTATGTATTCGAATTTATCTTTCATTAGGATTTCCCCTTTAAAGTTTATTCATTAATTCATAATTACCGTCTAATCGTTTCAGTATATATGAATTATTTATCTTTGTCAATATTCGTAATTTTTTTAGATAATTGTACAATATCTCTATTTCATTACATAATTCTTTTATGGTATCATTGTGAGATGTCATATTATTCCTCATTAATATTTATAGGCATTAATTACATCCATGTAATTGGCCGGCAGGCACTAGGCGGACATCCATGTCCTTTATGGGTTCACCCCTTTCTTTACTTTAGCATCTTGTCAAGAGCTTGTCAAGTCAAAAAAAGATAAAAAATGTGTTTACAAATATGAAATATGTGTTATATTATAAATAATGATAGTAAAACTAAGGGGACCACAATGCACAATTATGCAAATTTCACCGAAGAAGTACGTTTATCCGAGATTGCCCGTATTCAGGGAGTGGTTAAGGGTCTGAAAGCAAAGAAATTGAATAAATTACATAGAGAGCATTGGTATTTGTTATATGAATTAGAGACCAAGCTTACCATGCTAGTTCGCTCCACTAAAGAGCGGAATTATGTTGGGTGGGGCAGGGATTGGTTAAGTGAAGGGGGTGTGTTATGAATATTAATGATAGGCATAAGAAGTGGCTCAACCGGGAAGTAGGGGGCCATAGGGCCGATCTAAGCGAAGCTGATCTAAGCAGAGCTAATTTTACCCTTGTGAGAGGAAAGAGAATATTTACTTTTGTTGGACCAAGACACGTAATGACATATATAGATGGGATTATTCATATTGGGTGTGTAAGCTTATCAGTCTCAGAATGGGCAGAGAAGTGTGTAGATATTGGGAGAAAACATGGCTATTATAAGGACGAAATAGCTGAATACAGGGCAGTTATACGATTATGTAAGACTTATGACAACAAATATGGACATTTGGGGGGCAGTAACACACATGAAAGTGGGGTATTATGAGTTGGACGAAAGGGGAGAAATGTCCAAAATGTCCTTCTTCCGATGCTTATAAACATAAGATAGATAAAAACCAAAGTCATTGTTTTAGTTGTGGGTATCATAAAAATACAGGGGGTCGAGTGGGGCAACTACTGCAGCCCCAAAGATTTGAGCCGGCATATTCACATTGGACGGGGGACCTTCCGCTAGATTTTAGTAAAGATTTTCCGGAATGGGCAGAAATATTTCTACGGGCTTGCTTTGATGCTGAGATACCCGAGGAGATAGGATACTCAATGATTTATGATAGAATCATATTCCCAATTTATAGAGAGGGGCAGTTAATGTGCTGGCAAGGTCGGGGACCCCCTAATCATCCACAAAAATGGTTAACGGTGTCCCCCAAATACTCATGGGGGGGCAAATATCCATATATTAAAGAGGGAACGTACGATCGGTATATAATTACAGAAGACATAATTAGTGCGATGAAAGTAGGGGAAATTTACCCCACTATCAGTATTTTAGGAGCCAGTGTAAATACCCCCATGGTCCAATTTCTTCTTGATAAAAGTAATAAGTTTGTAATATGGCTGGACGGGGATACGGCCGGAGCTACAGGGACTAAGAAGATACTTTGTAAATTAAAGATGCTCGCCGATTTAACCGTTATCCGAACAAAGCATGACCCAAAGTTCTATACCTTAAGTAGGATAACACAAATATTAAGAGAAAATTTAATTATGGGACGGAAAGAGGTGTGATATGAAAGATTTGAAATTAGAGATTGACCCAAAAAGACAGGGAATATATCATGAGTTAACGGGCATTTACGTACGAGTAGAAATTGACGGTAAGTTTAAGACAGTCGATATTGCGGAATTAACATGGGAAAGTGTAGAAACGCTAATTAATGAATGGGGGGCAGCAAAAATAATTAAGTCTTTATTATCCTATTATTAATAACACACAACAAACCATGGTGGGCTTTATTATGAAAAACAAAAAGCACCGAGACAAATTTCGTTGGGAAAAATCACAGTATTGGGACAAAGAGCTAAGTTTGTATTGGGTGGATACAATAACAGATACTGTTATTGTATGTAGTCCAAGCAATACGTTACAACAGATGACGGGTAAGTTCTTAATTTCGGCCTATTGTGGGAAGCAAGCCCTGAATATTGCAAACAAATTATATGGACGGGCCGAGGTTGAGAATATTAAATTTAATAAATAAGGACAAATAATGATTAATCCCGAACTAGATTTAATGCTATTAGTGGCATTAATAGATAAAGCGATATACAATAAGTATATACACTTAATTGATGTAAAGGCTCTGGCTACAGAGTCCCAACTTATTATACAGGGGTACGGACTATGGTTTACTAATTGGGAGGTATTGGACTTTACAAAATTTGTTCCGTGGTTCTTTGATATTAATAGGATCCCTGAATCTGAGAAAGTAGCATACAAGCATCTGTTTTCACGATTGTATAAAATAAATGTAGATGATATTGGGCCCGTAATAAATGGGCTAAGGTACCGAAAGTGTGGGGAAACAATATTACAAAAGTTAGGAGTGTTAGGGGACTTAGATGATCGCGTTGTTTCCTTAGGAGCATTTGATTCTCGTTATCTAGAAAAGCTACTAATTAGGTTTAACAAAAGTTTGGAAGAGTCAGATACAGATTTATATACGGAGGATTTCTCTGAAATTTATGCAGAAGATACAACTAAACGTATTCCCTCTTCCTCACTTGCTTTAACAAATATAATAAATGGCTATCGTAGTGACTTCTTTTATTTGGTGATTGCAGGGTATGACGGCGGTAAAACGGCATTCTGTATAAGCGAAGCCGTAAAAGCAGTGACAGAAAATTTCCAGCCTGTGTTATTTTTCACTAATGAGCAAAGTAGTAAGATTATAAAACAAAGAATTGTTTCTTGTATGTTAAATAAAGATAATATTCCATTTGATAGGTTTAACTTAAAAGTTATACAGAATAAAAGTCTTGCCCAGAAGAAATTTAAAGATTTGGGAGGGGAAAATATAAAGATCATAAATATATTTGGGAAATCAATTGATGATTTAAAAAAATATTGTGACACTTATCATCCTGTGCTTATTATAATCGATCAAGTGGATAATATAATTAAAGGAAAATCATTGGATGGCGGAGCAAGGCCGTATAATGATATGTATAAATTAATTAGGTCAGAGCTTGCCCAAGTGTACGCTCCTGTGATTGGTACGACACAAGCCAAGAATGGGGGAAAGTATGAGGTATGGGAGACAACCGACACAGGAAAAAAATACAGAACATATAAATATGACGAGAATATAGATGCAAATTGTGCCCATTGGTCTAATGTGGATAAGCAGGCGAATGTCGATGTTATTATAGGGATGTCTGTTATAAATCGTGATCATACTTTACGAAAATTGATTGTAGACCGAAATAAAGAAGGGTATACTGGGGAAGGGTACACACGACTCCTATCAAACAGCAGTAAATTTATAGACATCGTTGGAGAGTAGTATGAAAGAAAAAGAAGCTGAACATGAAACAAAGGCCGGCTTAGTAACACGAACCGATATTACGAAATATGTGTACAGAATCTATTTAACGGACAGTGTGACGGGTATAGCTGACTACAGTAAGATTTTATCCGTGCTTGCCGAGGCGGAAAAGGGAGATAAAATTATTATAAATTTTCAAAATTTTGGAGGGAGTTGCTATACTTGTGTATCAATAGCTAATGCAATTAAAGACTCGAGAGCCTATGTGTCGGCAAACGTTTTAGGCCCCTGCTTTTCCGCAGGGACTACACTAGCCTTGGCGTGCGACTCTCTTCGCCTACATCCCCATGCCTTTTTGCATTTTCATGATTATTTCGCCGTATTTTTTGGCAAGCCGGATTCCGTTAAGCATGAGTTAAAACAAAATGATAAATGGATCCATAGTTATATGAGAGAATTCCATATACCCTTTTTATCTGAGGCCGAATTTAAGAAAGTATTAGCGGGTAAGGAATTGTATGTTCATTATTCTGACCGAAGCTTGAAGAAACGATTAATACGACATTCTAAGAAGTATGAGTAATGAGTAATATTGTGTCGTTTTTTGATGAATATCCTGATATAAATGGTAAGAATATAGAGGTTGGAATGACTGTGGTAGATTGGTGTACGGGAGAATGGGATGTCCATTCTCCCTCTATAAAAATTAAATCTATGGATCAATTAGATCTATTATGGGTTAACGCATGGGGATGATTAGAGGTGGTGGGATAAAATGACATATTGTACATTAGATATTGAAACTGAGGGGACAGACTATAGATCTAGATTTTGTGATCCATTAGATGCCCGTAATAAAGTAGTGATGATTCAAGTTAAAAGGCAAAACCTTGATCCGTTAATTATCTATGATAATGGGAATGATCTAAGACATTATAATTTAACAGAATATTTACAAGATGTGTCAATTCTTATTGGGCAGAATTTTAAATTTGATATGTTATATCTATGGGGGAATGAGTCATTACAAACATGGACACAAGACGGTGGTCATTTATGGGACACCCGAACGTGTGATTTTCTTTTAAATGGGCAGCGTAAAGATATTAAATACTCCTTAAACGATCTAGGAAATAGGTATAAATGTGGAACAAAAGTAGATGAAATTGGGAAGTACTACAAGAAGCCTTATAATCTTACTACTTTGCAAATTATAGAAAAAGTCGGCTTTGAGGAGTATGTAAAATATGCAAAGCAAGACGTTATCTTAACAGAGAAAGTGTATTTATGCCAGACAAAATTGATGGCAATCCAAGGAATGGAAGATTTAATTCACAATTATATGAAATATTATAAATCAATAATTGAAACAGAATATAATGGGCTGTATGTTGATTTCAGTAAGGTATTGAATGGACATGAGCATTACCAAAAATTGGCAGAGGAAGCATTACAGAATACACGAATTGCCTTTTCTAAATTACCGAAAGAATGGGTAAATTCGATAGACTTTAATCCAGCTAGCCCCAAACAAGTGGGACGGGTGTTGTTTGGGGGTGAATTAAAAGGACATACGTATGAACGATGTTATGATGAAAATTGGGAAACAGTTAGATATAAATCTGGAAAGAAAAAAGGGGAAGTGAAGACAAAAAAAGTATCTGTAGTTAAAATAGTGGATGGGCTGTTTAACCCAAAAAAATATTCAAAATTAAATAAATCGGGGACGGCCTATGTGGTTGACCACAAAGTTTTGGAAACACTGCCGAAAAGTGATTTTATAAAATACATTCTTGAGTACAAAAAAGCCAGTAAGCTTGTTGCGGACCACAATAAAATATCCACCAACACGAACCCATTCACAGGATGTTTGCACAGTGAATTTAATACAACAGCCACAGTTACTGGTCGGTTGTCTTCGTCAAATCCGGGAAGCCAAAATCTACACCCAGTTACCAAGGACTACTTTACAAGTAGATTTACAGATGGAGATATTATAGAATGTGATTGGTCACAGGTGGAAGTAGCTATGGCTGCTTACATCTTTAATGATAAAACACTGATTAAAGAGGTGTTAAGTGGGGATGACATGCACTTAACAAATGCTAGATTACTAAAACCAACTGGGGAAATCTCCCCGAAAGAGCGGAAGACTGCTAAGTTCATGACGTTTGGAATTTTATACGGTCAAAGTGCTTATGGATTAGCGAAATCGCATGGGGTAACCGAAGACGAAGCCCAAAGCTTTATATCAAATTTTTATAAGAAATACAATAATATCTACAGATGTCACGAATCATTACGACAATTAATCGAGACTGGTCCATTGTGGGATACAGAGAAAAATTATTTTTATCAAAGACTGAGGGCCCCGAATTCTAAAACTTATTTTATCCGGACATGGTCGGATAAGGTGGGGGCCCAAGTGTTTAAATTCTCACAATACGCGAATTATATGATACAAGGAGCAGCAGGGGATTTACATGCGTATTGTATTGGAAAATTATATGAAAAACTCTTGCCATATAGGAAATCATGTGTTATGATTAATAATATACATGATAGTATCATGTTAGATTGTACACAAGAAATCACTGATACGATAGTGACATTATGCAAAGAGAATTTGGAAAAATTTGCAAAAGAGATGACTGGAACAGATTTATTTAAGATGGATATTAAAGTGGGCGAATCGTGGGGGACATGTGAATGATGATATACCGAATGATAATGGGAATCTTTTCGAAAAAAGATATGGTAAAGCCTGACAGGGAAGAATTAGAAGACTTCACAAGATATATAAATGAGGTGTTGGAATTTGGTGCAATGAAACATGGAGAGTTAAATTGGAAGCTTCCCAATGGTAAGAAATCCTCCCATGAGGACATGCACAATAGTATGTTCCATCACATTGCCCAGAGCTACGCTGGGACAACTCACGACAAGGAAACGGGATTCCACCCCTTGGCTCATGCAGCGTGCCGATGTTTAATGCAGTTATACAGAATTAACCACAATCTAATTCATAAAGATGACAAGGGGTAGATCATGAATCTTAAAAAACTAAATAAGAAACATATTCAGACTAAAGAAGTTATGTCTCTTGAGGAATATTTAAAATTATCTCAAAAAGACAAAACTGTTTATGCGAGTCCCCAGCAGCGACTTCTTAATGCAATTGGGGACTATGAATTATTTGATACATCAACAAACGATCGATACAGTCGGCTATTTGGTAATAAAGTAATTAAACGGTACCCTTCATTCAAAAACTTCTTCGGTCTCGAAACTGTGATTGAAAAGATAGTAAATTACCTCACATTTTCTGCTAAAAATTTGGAAGAGCGAAAGCAGATCTTATATCTATTTGGGCCTCCCGGCTCTGCCAAATCATCTTTAGCCGAGCATCTGAAAGTGTTATTTGAGAAAGAGCCGTTTTATTCTTTGGCAGTCGAAACCCCGAAAGGCATTGAATTATCTCCAATACATGAATCCCCATTAGGACTATTTACAGAAGAAGACGCAGAAGAGCTAGGGCTGCCTGCTAGATTGTTTGGTATTATTCCAAGTCCATGGGCAACGAAACGCTTAGATGAGTTAGGTGACTTGACAAAATTTAAAGTGGTGAAATTATATCCATCGCGTCTTCGTCAAATTGCCATTGCAAAGACCGAACCTGGGGATGACAATAACCAAGACATTTCAGCACTTGTAGGTAAGCTTGATATACGCCAGCTTGAGCACTTTTCTCAAAATGATCCGGATGCTTACAAGTTCTCCGGTGGACTATGTATTGCTAATCAGGGGATTTTAGATTTCGTGGAAATGTTTAAAGCCCCTATAAATGTACTAAATCCACTACTCGAGGCCACTCAAGGAAAGAATTACAAAGGCACAGAGGCCCTTGCCCCGATTCCTTTTGATGGATTCATTATTGCCCACAGTAATGAACAAGAGTGGGACACCTTTCGAAAGAATAAAGCAAACGAGGCTTTCTTAGATCGTGTATATTTAGTTAAAGTTCCATATTGCTTAGGGATTGAAGAGGAGAAAAAAATCTACTTAAAACAATTAGAGAATAGTGACTTAGCTGAGGAGCCCTGTGTAGGACACACATTAGATATATTAGCGAAATTCGCTATCCTAACTAGGTTTGATGAGACCAAGAAGGATACGGATGTATGGCTTAAACTTTTGACTTACGATGGGCAAAATATAAAGGACAAGCATCCCAATACAGATACCTACTATGAATATAAATCCTTTGCGACAGCTAAGGAAGGGTTTATTGGTATGTCAACTCGTGCAGCTTTTAAATTACTGTCAAAAGTGTTTAATGAAGATGTTCGAGAAGTGGCTGCCGATCCTGTACATATGCTCTTAAATCTCGAGTATTATATACGTGAGCAGGAACTAAGTGAGGAGCAGTCTACAGAATTTGGACTGTTTTTAGAGTTGATTGAGGAGGATTATGCAAAGAAATTAGGCAAGGACATATACGCATCCTGCCTAGAAGCCTATGATTCGTATGGGCAGCATGTACTTAACAAATATATTCGATTAGCGGACCATTGGATCCAAGAGAAGTCCTACAGAGATCCAGATACTGGGCAAATGTTTGATATGGATTTATTAAATTCTGAATTAAAATTAATTGAAAGTAGAGCGAATATATCAAATGCCAAAGACTTTCGGAATGAGGTGGTTAATTTTGTGCTGAGAGTTCGGGCCGAAAATGGTGGGAAGAATCCAGACTGGAAATCATACAATAAAATGCGGGAAGTGATTGAATGCTCCCTCTTTAAGGATATTGATAAAATTATTGATGTGATTTCTTTTGATGACACGGGAGCAACTAAGCAGAAACAGAAGACCGCCGATTATGTATCTGGTATGAAGAAACTAGGCTACACCGCTATTCAAGCTGAGAGAAATTTAGAATGGTTTAAGCGTAGGGCACATAGTAAAAATAGTTAAATTTGGTTTGCTGCATTCTCCCTCAGGGCTCCCCTTCCCTGTAAAAATGCAGCACTAATTACGAAATAGGTGACAATGTGGCTACAATTATTGATAAAAGAAAGAATAAAGACAGTGTATCAAAAGTTAAAAATAAGTTTTTTAAAAGGCAGAGAGCTATAATTCAGCAACAAATTGATTCTTTAATTAAGCAAAAGAAAATAAAGAATATATTAAATTCATCTTCAAAGAAGATAACAATACCCTCTAAGAATATGTATGAGCCAACATTTCATTATGATTATGATAAGTTGAAGGCCCCATTAATTGGAACGAATAACGATGTTTGGAGAAAGGGAGATAAATTCTATTCACGGTCCGCCTCTAGTGGATGGGGCTCAGGCAATGGAGATGGGGGGGAGGATGACTTTTCATTCCTATTGACTAAAGATGAATTTGTGCGACTATTGTTCGAAAACCTAGCTCTTCCAAATTTCATTAAGCGATTTGGGGATATTAAAAAATATGTAACAAAGAGATCAGGGTACATTAAGGAAGGCACCCCCTCGAAGCTTGACTTAAAGAAGACGTTTGAAAATGCAATAGCTAGGCGGTTTGCCCTACGGGAAACAAATCCTCCATTTTTGGATGATATAGATTTAAGATATAAGCACTATAAACGTAAACCCATTCCATGGAGAAGTGCTGTTATGTTTTGTTGTATGGATGTATCCGGATCTATGGGCGAGGAGGAGAAATTAAGGGCAAAGAAATTTTATCTTTTATTATTCCTGTTCCTAAGGCAAAAATATAAAACAGTTGATATTGTGTTCATCCGATATCATTCCTCTCCCAAAGAGTGCGATGAAGATGAGTTTTTTTACTCCCGTGAAACAGGAGGAACAGTTGTCTCAGCAGCCTTAGAGTTAATCGATTCTATTATTACGGACCGATATACGCCCTCAAAATGGAATATATACATCGCCCACACTAGTGACGGTGATAATTTTAACCAAGACAATGCACGGTGTGGGCCTATTCTTGAAGGCAGACTCTTGCCGATTGTCCAATATTATTTACACTATAATGTCAGTCATGCTCAGGGGTCGGTGTGGGAAACTTTTATAAAAGATATTGAAAGTAGAAATGAAAATGCAGTGACAGGGAATTATTCTGGAAAAGTGTTTTCTGATTTCGCTAAATTTTTCACAACTGGCCTATAGGAAGAAATTAAATAATGATAATAAAACCCGGGAAAGAGACAGTATTAGTGATATCGGACACACAATGTCCGTTTGAACATAAGGACACAGTGAAATTCTTAACTTATGTTAAGAATAAGTACAAGCCAACGAAAGTGGTACATATTGGGGACGAGCTGGACTTTCACTGCTTGTCTAGATATTTCAAGGATCCAGATGGGCACGGGGCTGGACATGAATTGAAGATGGGCATAGCCCATTTATCGCCGTTATACAAATTATTCCCGAAAGTTATGGTTTGTACATCAAACCATGTGGATCGACCATACGATAGAGCCTTTGAGGCGGGGATTCCTAAATCATTCTTAAAAGATATTAAGTCGGTTTTGAACGCTCCCAATGGGTGGGAGTGGGCAGATAAATGGACGATAGACGATGTGGCCTATGTTCATGGTCATGTACTTCCTGGGGGCAAGCACAGCATACAACGAGCTGCTACCGAATACCCACGATCTGTTGTATTTGGGCATGTTCACGCGCACGCCGGAATATACTATAGAGCAGACACAGAGAATTTAAGGTTCGCGATGAATGTTGGATGTTTGGTTAACAATGATGCCTATGCCTTTGTGTATGGAAAGAAATATATAAATAAGCCTATTATTGGGTGCGGAGTGGTAAGAAAAGGCCTGCCAACATTTGTTCCGATGATATTAAATAAGCAAGGTAGATGGATTAATAAGTAACTTGACATTAATCGTGTTTACATATAATATAATAATATCGGCATTAGGGGAATTGTAATGTGTGAAAAAGTTAGTAAAAAATTATTTTCGTCTAATGACTGGACAGAGGACGATATACAGAGAGTATGGACCGCTATTGATAATTTAGCTCGTTCTAAATATAATCTAGATTATTATGATCCTGAATTTGTGATTGTGGACTATGAGACAATGATTGTACTGTCCTCCGTAACGGCAGCCATGCCCTTAACCTATGCCCATTGGTCGCAGGGAAAAGATTATTTTCGCTTCCGAGACGCATATAAAAATAGTCAAACTAATTTATCATATGAAATGATTATCAATAGTGACCCAGCACGATGTTATCTTCTCGATAAGAATACATTAACTGGCCAAACTGTTGTAATGTGCCACGCGGCAGTAGGGCACTCAGCTTTTTTTAAGAATAATTATATAATGAAAGAAGGGATGGACCCACGGAATGTCTTGGAATTATTCTCTTATGCTAAGAATTACATCGAAATGTGTGAACAAAAGTATGGAGAGAATGAAGTGGCTGAACTGCTAGACTTTGCTCATTCCTTGTCCCAGCATAGTGTGGATGTGTCGAAGCGTAGAAAAAATAATAACCTATACCAAAGAGCCGTAGAATATAATTCTGCCTTAGAGAAAAATTATAATGAATTATATAAGAATTTCGATAAGAAGATTGTTATAACTCTAGATGAAGAGGAGGACGACTGCGCGTGGGAGTTCCCAGAATACAATTTGATGAAGTATATTATTCATAATTCCACTGTATTACATTCATGGGAAAGGGAGGTGCTATCTATTGTATCAACTCTGCAACAATATTTTGTACCCAACTATCACACAAAATTGATGAATGAGGGATATGCCACATTTTGGCATAACACATTAATAAGAGATTTATATGATATGGGGCATTTAACGGACTCTTCTATGTTTGAATATATTGAGATGAATTGTGGAGTAATACATCAAAGTTCAAATTTTAAACACATAAGAGGGCTAAACCCTTACAAAATAGGAAGTGAAATATTTTCTGACATACGCAGAATATGTGAAGATCCAACAGAAGAGGACCGTAAATTTTTTCCATTTTTAATCGGAAAAGATTGGAAAGATGAGGTACAATTTGCAATGAAACATTTTAATGATTCGAGCTTTATATTGCAGTATCTGTCCCCTAGCGTTGTTAGAAAATTGAAACTTGCAATAGCGGAATCATATGAATTATCAAGCGATGAGAAATACATAAACGGGCTTGGGGATGACGTCTCTGCCCACATTATCACAGAAGTTCATTCTGATGACGATTTCATTAATATTCGAAAGAAGATTTCTGATTGTTATAAATATGAAAAAATAATTCCTCCAATATATATTAATAATGTTAGTGACAGTTCAATAGACTTAGTACATGTAGAGGAGTCTTCTTACCCAATACACCAAGATGATGCAGAGGAGGTGATTAAATATATGCAAATATTAATGGGGGAAACGAAAAAAATCAAATTAGTCTTATTACACAGTAGTAAAAATTAGAGGTGAAAAATGAGTAAAACAGTAACAGTGACAAAATTTAAACAATTCGATGAGTTTGTAACGAAGGCAGGTCGGCCAAGTATACGGCATGTGATTGGATATAAAGAAGACACGGAAGAAAAAACTGCCTATCTTTTTGAATCAAATCCTTTATATACAACGCTGTCAACGAAGACCTTAACCGTTGGGAAACAATATGATTTTGGGTTTGCTAAGAATGATAGGGGTATGTGGGAACTGGCTAAGATTGGGGCAGCAGGAAGTATGCCAAAGAGTACCTACACGAAGAAGAGCTATGGGGGAGGGAGCTCAAGTCCTGATAAAGATCTGTCCATGGAACTAAGCGGATTAATGCAAGCTATTATCGGTAAAGTAGGATTAGACAATCTGAAAGAAAATACAACTGTAGCGTATAATATAAAGAAAGAGTTAATGACAGCAGTAAAAAATAAGACACTAGCTTCCACAACTGCTACTGAGGAGCAAGAAGAGTTCTTAGCAGAAGAGAAAGTGCAAAGTGTTGTGAGTTTCTCAGCGGACGACATTGACAATGATCCCTTCTAAATGGAAGTGGGCTTTAATAGACGGTGACCGATACTACTTTTCTAATGGGTATCTTAGAAATACTCGTACAGGGAAAATGGAACATGTTGAAATAGTTGAGCAGGCTTTAGGGAGAAAATTAACGTCACAGGAATGTGTCCACCATATGGATTTTACGCGAAGTAATAATAGTAAAACTAACTTAGTATTGTGTCCAAATCAGAAGTATCATTTAATGTTACATGCACGAAGTCGTATATTGCAATTAGGGGGAGACCCAGATAGTCAAGCCTATTGTAATTTATGTAAAGGGGTAAAAGAGAAAGATGGTTTTTGTAATTCAAAGAGTAGTTGGAACGGTAAGAATGACCGATGTAGGGCATGTGTCTCTAAATACAAAAAAATGAGAGGATATAATATTGATAAATTTAATTGGAACGCCCGTCTACAGCAGCAATATAGGCGAATAAGAAAGACACATCCGGAGAGATTAACATGGTTGATGTAAGGAGAAATTCCGTCAAGAGACCGGAGCGATGGCATACGGCTCTCATTGACGGGGATTAGGGCCGTATAGTAATGGGTGCTGGATTTGGCGCCCAGACAATGGAGAAAGGGAAGCTGATCAGTGTGGACCCAATTCAAGTAGCTTTATATAAAGCTAAAAGAATTATCCATACTATTAAGTCGAAGATTAAGGCGGATGAATACAAGATTTATATTGGGGATCCGACCGTTAAGCATTTTCGATATAAAATTGCTAAGACATTAGGTTACAAGGCAAACCGAAAAGATGTTGTACGGCCTGTGCATGAGCAGGCCATTAGGGACTACTTAATTCAATATCATGGGGCAATCGTTGTAAGTGGAATAGAAGTGGATGATGCTCTTGGTATTGAACAAATTAGAAGTGATACTAGTATTATTTGTTCCAATGATAAAGATTTGGATATGATCCCTGGCTGGCATTTTGATATTGATTATGGGATTGTTAGAGAACTGAATGGGAAAAAATACACCATGAAGGATTACAAGAAGTCTAATGTGTATTTTATTGCTGACCCGGGATTCTTGTCTTTACGAACAAAGCTGGTTGATGGAGAACCAGTCCCGAAAGGAAAGAAGAAGTTGGTTGGGGCCGGACAATTGTGGTTTTGTGCTCAATTATTAATGGGAGATACTGTGGATAACATCCCGGGGGCCCCGTACAATGACAAATGCCGATTTGGGGATGTTAGAGTGTATAATACCCTCAAAGACTGTAAGACTTACGAAGAAGGGATTAAAAAAGTTTGGGACATTTATAAAACAAATTTAGCTAAGTATGAGGGCTTGACAGATGAGCAAATACTTGATAGAATAAAAGAAGTAGCACAGCTCTTATGGATTAAGAGAGCCGAGAAAGAGAAGATATTTCCAAGAGAGTGGTTAACATGACAACATTACTATTACTATATATAATAACTACCGGCCAGCTACACATCTCTCACCACGATACTATGGAGGAGTGCCTAAAGGTTAAGGAGCTTGCTGAGCGCTTATTAAAGGTTAATGCCGGATGCTTTACTGGGACATCATTTAGATTTAAATTAGATGAATTTATTATGCCAGAAACTGTCAAAAAGTGACAGTATGTTGGCAAAAAATAGACTTACCGGAGATAAATTATGAGTAATAGTACAAAAAATCACGAGAAGGTATTGACCAAATTGGGTGAAGAATTGATCACTAAGATAGGGATCATCGGCATGTCGGATGCCGATGATATGATAGACGAACTGTGTGAAGCTGTCGGGGAGGCCCTGGCCCGAGCTTGTGTACTGGGCAAGGAGCGGGAGATAAACAATGACAAATGATGAGAGATTAATTGAATTAAAAGGACATCTATTGGATGTTCTATCTAAGGTAGATGGGCAGGGGCTTAATGGAGTGACGGAAGAGCTCACATTGGCCCTACAAGAGGCCTACGAATTAGGAAAGGAGCAGGGATGGATGGACGATTGGGAAGCAGTAGCTGCGGATGTCTTGGAGGAATGGGATGACGAAGAAAGAGTGGACCCTTCTTAGAAGTGTATTACGCAGAGCTTCGGTTAGATGGCCCACCAGATATGAGGCCTTAGCTAAAGCTAGAAGACCATACAAAGGGGCGAATAAGAGACAGAAGTGGGAATATAAATGTCTTAAATGTAAGAAGTGGAATAAGCTAAAAGATGTACAAGTGGACCATATAAAGCCTTGTGGTCCGTTAACTGATCCAAAACATGTGAAGGCGTTTGTATTAACATTATTTTGTGGCGATAATAATTTGCAGGTGTTGTGTAAACCGTGTCACAAGGCAAAAACGAAAGGGGAATAATATGATAAATTATAAAATTTCGATGATTCCAAACGGAACCCTCGTTTATTATATTACTGGATCATGTCCTGAGTATTATAGCACTTGGACGGGAACTATTGAAGATTTTGTAATGAAATATTCCGACTCTGATAATACAAGGCTCATCATTGAGTATAGAATTAGTGATCCTGCCCGACGGCCTTCGGGCACAGAATGGTGGTATCCAGATAATTGTGTATTTTTAACTAAGGAGGCCGCACAAGAGGCTTTGACAGGTATGCGGGCAAACTACTACACAAACAAAATTAAACATTACGAAGACGAGATTAAATTCTGTAAACGCGAACTTAGCACTACAAGAGTCAGTAATAAACCAGATGAATGAGCTATTTTACAGGGTGGAAGATGAGGAGGGCAGAGGCCCATACACATATATCGATGGTCGGGAGCCAAAGATATTTGATTACACTGTAGAATATTACACAACTGAGGATTATTTAAATAGAGTGCCTACACCAAAGGCTGATGGATTTCCAGACGCTAACTTCCAGGATGTAGATTTTGTCCGTCCTAGTGAGTTTGGGTTTAATACGAAAGAACAAGTACAGCGGTGGTTTACTTCAGGGGAGTTCCAATTTCTTGAGGATAATGGCTTTCATTTGTATTTAGTGTATGGAAAACCTTTACATAAGAGTGAAAATCAGGTACAATATATTAGAGATAAGACAAAGCAACGAGTGATGGTAGCATATGATTAGTGAATTTGTTCTAATGGCGTTGCCATTTTTAGGGATAGTGGTAGTTTGTCTATTAATATTAGTTTGGCTAATCCTGTTATCGTTTCCTTTGAA